AGCCCCAATGCATCTACGGCCATTTCATAGGCTTGTGTTATATCATCTCCTTCAGTCAAACATTCCGGGAAATCAGGGAAAGAAATCCAAAAGCCTCCTTCTTCTGCTTGGTGAAAAACCGCTGGATAAAATAATTTGTTCATATAACTACCTCCGCTTTCAGGGGAGGCAAGGCTATTTAAGCCCTGCCTGTTTTAAAATTGCCTGCTCCAACCCTTTTTTGAGTTCTTTGGAGTGATAAGGAAGAATAATGGTAACTCCTGTTTGCAAGTTCCTCAATTTTATGTGGGAACCATTCTGGCTTATGATTTCGAAACCGTGTTTTTGCAGGAGCCGTAACATTTCTCTTGGGGTCATTGGCATAATCCTGTATCTCCTTTCCTTATCATGCTTACATTATAACACGTAATATTACGTATGTCAATAAAAAACACGTAATATTACGTAATATCAAAGCCGCTCGGACATTTTACTCATCCACTCTTCCCAGCACCTTCCCCACACAGATGATATGCTCAGAACCCTTCATTGTAGTTGTCCTTTTCCTGGGCCTTCTGGCTTTTTTGCAAATCGTTTACGAGAACTGGCGATTTAACTTATTGGTCTATTTTGTCAATCTTTATAGATGGGATGGTAATAGTTCCACCCATAGTTGATTTATAACTTAAAAGGCCGGTAGACGTTCCATAAACAGTAATGATATCGTTTTCCAAAACCCTGGAAGATATGATATCCTTTTTATATTCTCCATACAGAACAGTATCGTAATCTTTGTTTACTGCAAGCCGAATCTTTACTGTTCCACTACCTTCCATTACTTGAATCACTTTTCCACTAAACTTAACTTTCTGCCCTTCGTAGTCATCGGGTGTCCTGGCGAGTTGGTCATATGTAATCCCAGTTTCATATCCTTTGGCCTCTTCAGCCGCAATAGATGCTTCCTTGGCTTCCCTTGAGGCTTGTGCAGCCTGTTCTTCAGCGGCTTTAGAGGATTCCATAGCAATTGATTCCATGGCAGCTTTTGATTCAGCCTCGATTTTTCTTGCATTAATTTCGGCTTCTGCCAAACCTTCGTATTGCGCCATTGATTCTTTGTACGCAGAATACTCAGCCTTCAAGGCCTGCATATCGGAATTAAGAGATTCAAATTCCGAAGATAAGGATTCTTTTTGACTTTCTGCGATGCTGGCGGCAGAGGAGACGGATTCATATTGTTCTTGAGTCACTCCGGATGAGCATCCAGACAGAGTGATGCAAACCATTGCTGTAATAAGTATTCTTTTTCTCATAAGTACCTCCTTGATTTCGGCTAAGCCGTATTTTATTATTAAAAAGCCATAGGCTATTTAATCATAAATCATTCCCGTAAAGCCATTTGTTTTCTGCAAGGCCAAAGCCACGGTCTCCATGCCATCTGCTTATTAATCTCATAAAATTAGAACGTTCATTCAATTCAGAGTAGCCATCCTCATCCTCTTCAGTATAACACCCCCTGACTGGTTGAACAATCCCTTCCATGAGTGGAATATGGTTTGATTCTGGGAAGAAAATGCGTTCCAACTGTAGCTCCGGTTCTGTAGGCTTTCTGGTTGCACTGTAGGAGATGTTGCGGAACCATTCCTTGTAGGACATCAATGCTCTGTTAGGTGCCTGATAGGACAGACCAAATTTGTCATGTATCTGGATTGCGTCATGACATTTATATTTGTGAATAAGAATACGTGGTGCTAAAAAATGGCTGGCGAAATAATTTGTTTCGTCATCATTTTCTTTGGTATCACCAACATGTTTTAATAATATGTGTCCAACCTCATGCATTAGCGTGAAACGTTGCCTGCATATATACGGGAAGGCATCATTATAATAGATTTTCCCTTTGAGTTTAAATGCATCGTCGCTTACCCTATAACACTCTTTTTCCTTTTTGGCAGAAAGTTCGGAATACTTAAACAAAGGGATTTTTAATTTTTTAATAACATCAATGCAGTCGATGGGAAACTCTTTTATTTCGCAGGTTTCGTATACATCTAAAATAATACGAAAAATCTCGCACCGTTCCAAACAAAATCACTCCTTTAGTCATCATCAGATAATAACGTTCTAATGATATCCTGTTTTTGTTCGACCGTGAGCTTTTTTCCGTTTCGTGCAATAAGGCTCTGGATATCTTCATATGTTGGCTCGTATATTACATGGGAATTACCACTAGCCATTTCGTCAAGCTCTTCAACTGTGATTCCTAATTCTTTACAAATTGAAATTACAATATTAACACTAGCTCCGCCAACTCCTCTTTTAAGTATTGAATACAGAGTGCTTTCTGACAAACCGCATTTTTCAGCAAATGCCCTTTTGCTCATTCCTGTCTCGGAAATCAGTTTTTCTAAAATCCTTGCTTTTTCCATTCTCCCACCTCACTTCTATAGTTGCATTATACGCGCAATTACGTAAAAAGTAAATAGAAATGTGTGCAAAACCATAAAACAAGTGAATAGGATTTAAAAAAATACGCGCAATTGCACGAAAAAGTTCTTGACATATCGCGATATTGAGCGTATATTACAATCAAGGTAAGCGCAATTGCACAAAAGGAGGTGACGGTATGTATAAAAACCTTTTGGATACTATGTCCAATAAAAAGATTACATTTACTCAGATTTCAGAACTTCTTCATTGTCAGCTAAGAACTGTATCAGAGAAAAGTAGAGGAGTGGTTCAAAGCGAATTTACAGTTACTGAAGCATTACTGATTAAACGAGTATTTTTCCCTGAGTATGATGTGGACTGGTTATTTGAAAAAGAGGATAAAATCGCCTAAACAAACACACGTTCGATAGGAAGAATATACCATTATCACATGCGTGTGTCAATGGGAAAGGGAGGTGAGAGAGGTGGATATAACAAAAAAGATAGCCGATTGCGCTAGAGAGAGATCGGCTAACCTTTCGGAAATGGCGCGGGAAACAGGGCTGCCATACGCCGCAATCTATGCAAGTCTTAGGGATAAGAACAAAAGCAGGCGGCTATCAGTGGATGAAGCAATATTAATATGCCGGTTTCTGGGTGTTAATCTCATGGACTTCGCAGACAAGCCCCAAAGAAAAGGCCACTGGCTAAGCCAATGACCTTTGCACATTGAATATTCAGGATGCCGGGTGTTCGTGGGCAGATTATCAGAGTTATCATCTTCACTGCCTATGCGTTGCACCTTCCAGACCCATAAAGATAACAAGCCTGGCTTGGCTCAATGTTGTCCGTTCTGCGAAAACGGAGTTTCGTTGAGTTAACCCGATTATTCGGTGCCAGTTACCTGACAGAGGGGCAAAGAGCTTCACCCATGCCGAGCGGTTCTACCATAAAGGCAGAAATAGCTTTTGTTGTAGCGTTTGCTTTGGCAAGTCCCTTTACAATAGATGTTGCGGATGTAAGGGAATCAGCACCAAACGCAGCGGCAAGCCCAGAATCCAGACCTGCCGTCTCAGACAACATAGTCATTGTTTCAACATGTTTTCTTGCTGCCTTTGTAATATGATCGCCTCCTAATGAATTTCTGAATGTACTGTTAATGAGTGGCGAGATTGTCGGCTCTTTCAGTTGTTGTCGTACGGCTTTTTATCCGTACTTCTACGTGTCACCACGTAGGTCAGCATATGTCATCGTCCTGAATGTATTTATTTTAGCGTAGCAACAAAATATTTTCAAGTAGCAAAATTGCAAAATAGGACGGGGGAGGAAAAGGATAAGATAGTAAGGAGGTAAACCACCATGAAGAATCCTAAATGGGCCATAGAGTTCAAGATAACCTTGTATGCCTTGAAAGAATACAAGGGATGGACGGACGAGGACTTAGGGAAGCAGTTGGGAGTAACATCCAGAACTGTTATGAACATGCGTAAAAATCCGTGTTCAGTAAACGGGGGACTTATCCTCCGGGTACAGGACATGCTTAGGGAAGCCGCGGAGAAATATTAAGAGGAGGACGCATGAAATGGCTGAATTAAGCGAAAGAGATAAATTATACAATGCGATACTGGAGACAGTAAAAGAGCATGGTGCAGGATTAGAGATTGGCTTAGTCCGCGCCGTATTGACAGAAGTTGACGGTGAAATAGCCATGAGGGTAGGCCGTCAAAGCCTTGATATAGTGAGTGATAAGCTGAAAGAAAGAAAATCCCCGTGAATGCAAGTGGCATCCACGGAGTGTGAACTAGTAATCAATGCGCGTTCTCTCACGGTCATAGGCTGTATGCAGTTCACAGGTAATGTCGTAAAGTTTGTGAATCATTGTTTCATAATCCATCTTTGCAAGATCCTCTTTTGCAGATAGCACATGGATTGCCAGGACACCAAGATTGTCTCTTACATCCACAATAGGAGGAACAATTGCATGTTCGTGGTTTTCCTGGTCACAAAAGGAACGTGTATTCAGCATATAGGATTCTCCTTTCTTATGTACTCGGCTCTAGCGGGAGCCTGTACGGAAATTATACCACAGGGAGGGGAAGTTTCCCAGACAGAAAAAGGAGGCGAGGGGAATAGAGAACATAGTCATTTCAGCAGTAACGGCACTAACAGTATCATTTATCTACTGTAAGATATCAGCCGTCCATACTTTTAAGGTGATAGACGGCTATGTAAAGGATTTGATCGACATGGCAAAAAATCAATAAGGGATGCCTACGTCAATAAATAAGAAATCAAGGAGGACACATAATGGAAAATTTAAAGGAAAAATCAGAAAAGAACATCCAGGAGGTAGAGAAAATGATTCAGAACCTCCCGGTGTTACCGCAGACCTATACTTACGTAACGATTTACGAAGCTGTAATGCAGCTCCATTTCCAGAAGAAATACGAAACGGTGTATAAGATCTGTGATGCGCTGCTGAATTAGGTGGCTATTCAGCTTTTACGAGTTCCGGATGGCATTTGGGGCAGGCCATATTACCCATGCTCCAGGAACCGTCCATTTTGAGGGAACCATCCATTTTTAGTTCTTTTTTAGATGGAACAAGTGGGGTTCCGCAAATTTTGCAGGCAGATTCAGTTGACTTATCCATGTAATTTCGTCTCCTTTCTTCTGTATTTCAGTTTGGCAGAACTGATAAGAAGATTGTATCACAGGGAGGGGAAGTTTCCCAGACAGAAAAAGGAGGTGAAGGGATGTGATTGAGCGTTCGAGTGAAGAAGAAATGCATCGAGTAATGAAATTAGTGAACAAAATTCTGGTTGTCATTGAGGAAGATACCTACAGCTACCAGGATGTTATGGATGCATTAGATTCCATCAAGGAAAATTATGAAAAGAAAGGACGCGACCTCATGAATCATGCCAGTATCCAGGAAGTCGCAAGTTTTGGAAGTTCGCTAAAGTGAATGATTGTTTGTTGGATAAGTCCGTACATAACCAACTGGCCGCCGCTTATAAAGTTCACATTGGTCTGCGTATCCGCATGTTTCATGGTTACCAAAGCCGCATTCAACGGAAACAACAGTATCATTGTCCCATGTAAGGATGACACTGCCAGAATGGTTTACATAATGACAAAATCCTATATCTCCGCTTGAGCCGTTCATGAATTTAATTAATTCCCCTTTCTTCTGTATTTCAGCACGTCACTGCTGATAGGAAGATTGTATCACGGGGAGGGGAGTAAAACAATATGTCAACTGGGAAAGGGAGGTGAGAGAGGAATGTGGATTTCAAAGAAGAAGTGGGATCTATTACAAACGGATGTAATAGCAACCAGGGGAGAGGTTGAAGAAATGAGCAAGCTCCTCGGCATCCCGTTCTTTAACAGAATCACAGGGAAACAGGAGGTGCCTGAGGGGCGGAATGCGCACGTGGCAGCAGAGCTTTTAAGACAAGCCGCAGATGCATTAGAAAATAATTTCAGCTTTCTGGAAGGATCAGCCCTGGTAGAAGCAGGGGCCATGCTGTGGGCTTTTGAAAAGGACGAAAAGACGGGAAGCATAACAGTGATTCCCATGAATGGAAATCAGATGGTTATTCATGGGAAGGAGGAAGCGGAAATGTTTTGTGGAATACTTACTGGATGCTTCCAATAGTAGTTATGATTTTGATTGTCTTGTTTTCTGGAACGTGTTTGAGATGTTTCTGCTGCATATAGTACCGGATAGAGAAACGACATTCAGATTTTGAAAGTTTCCGGTAAGCGTAAATTTCAAAAGTTGTGCTTCCAAGTGTTACTTTTGTAACTATATTCGGGGCAGATAACATGAGTAATCTCCTCTCTTCTGTACTCAGCCTGGCAGGGCCTGTACAGAAATTGTACCAAGCCGCTAGCGCGACGGCTAGCCCTAAGTACGTGATTCCACTACTTTTTCTTGAAAATTTCATTTTTCTCAAAATAAAAATAGCAGTTTTTAAATTTATGATGTATTGTTGAATTACT